TTTTCTACTCTTTTATATTAGCATCTTTTACCAATCTAGTCAACTACTATTTTAAAATTGTTAATTTAGGATGTACATCTGTTTCATCTAACATTGAGTCTGATGTGAATACTTCGTCAATGTAATCCGTCTTAAGAATTTCACCATCGAAGATTGTCTTCTCACAATGAGTAGTTAGTAGATATACTGACTTAGCTCCAATTTCTTTAGCTGTTACCGCGGCACCTGAGTATTTACCATTGAAGTATCCTACGAACGTTCCACCTTTAGAAATAAGGTCATCTACAATTAAAACTTTTTTACCTTTATCCATATCACCTAAAACTGAAAATTTCGTGATATTCCCAGTTTGGAAATCTCGTTCTTTATGTCCCACTAAAGTCTTAAAACCTTTTAAATCTTTATATCTGCTCATACTACCAGCATCAGGGAACAATAGGTAATCTTCTTTTTTATTAAAATTGATGATACCCAGTACCTTTTCTAAATAATCTACTTTTGTAGGGAATACTGATAATGTTTTATCAACAACTGCTGGTGTCACATTTGAGTGCGGTTCCATGATAATTACTTTATGGAAGTTTAAGTTGTTAATAAACTCACCTACATATTTAAGTGTAAAAACTGAGTTACCTTCTTCTCTATCCATTCGTGAGTAAGGCATGTAACGTACTTTCAAAATAATTTTATTACTAATTCCATGATTATCTAAGTGACGTTTAACAAACATTAACTTAATTAAGTCACTGTCGTCCTCATATTTAAACTCGATAACAGGAATATCCGTACGGCTTGCTGCTGCTTGAATTGCTCCTCCATTTAATAATGTTTCTTTATTAGGAAACTCGTTAACCACTACTAACTCATCATTTACTTTAATCATTTGTTTCTCCTCCTTTTGTTTGTGTTCCTTGCTACAAACTTATGTTAACATGATAATCTATTAAATGCAATAGTTTTTTAAACAAAAAAAAAGAACCCCGAAGGATTCTTTTGATTATTAGTAGAACTTGCCCCAGTAACTTACACGACGTCCGCCTTTAGACTCACCTGTAGCAACATATCCGTAACCATTGCTACGTGGTTGACGAATCCAAACATATCCGTCGTACTCAATACCGAAACCATTATAGTTAACTGTAGAGCCAGCTGGCAATGTTGCGATTACACCTGCACTAGTGAATGGTGCTGTACGTAGTTTGATAGCAGTGTTAGTTACAAACTTACCAGTCTCTTTAGTGAACCAACTAGAATCGTAACTTCCTCCAGAAGTAGGTGGTTTAGGTTCTGGTTTTGGTTCCGGCTTAGGTTCTGGTGTTGGTGTTCCGCCACCACCGTTACGTTTTTCGTTAGCGCGTCGAGCGCACTCTGATTTAAACCAATCTACACGACCTTCATCTAACATACGGTGAGGGCAATACTTACCATTACGCTCTTGGTGAGTTTTAACTTTAGAAATCGGGATATCGAATCGAACCATTAAGTCAGAGATATGCTCAATAGCATTTAACTCCGCTTTACGGTAACGCTCTCCTCCACTCATAGAGTAACAGATTTCTACACCAATAGAATGACGGTTACCTCGACCATTACCATCACCTGCGTGCCAAGCGTTGCGGTCAAATGGAATTACTTGTTGAACTTCAAAGTCATCGACAGCCGTATGGAAAGATGTACCTTTAGAGTTATTGCGAACATTACGAACTTCTGCTGAAGCTGATGCATCGTTATACGTGTTATGGAACGTAATCTCTGTCGGATTCATCCAGTTAGGTCCAATAACTTCCAAACGGTCAGGGTCAGTTACCAAGTATTGTGTATTGATATTCATCAATTAATCATCCTTTCTATTTTTACTTGTTCTAATATAGCGGTAGGTATGACCTTTTTCTTGTATTATACGTTAACCGCTTGGCGATACTACGTTTTTTATAAGAATATATGAACCTAGTACATTTAATTTATCTCCAGCTTCTAGCGCGCCTTGCATATACGCAACTAATCCTGTTTTTTTCTCTATTTTCACTGTACCTAGTCTAGGTTCTCCTGTTGCATTGATAACAGTTGCTGTGAAATATTTATCTGTAAATGGTCTGTACTCTTCTGGGAAGTATCCAATTAAGGACATTGTATTACCTGTTCTTTCTTTTGTTGTTAATGAGAAGTTGAATGATACTTTTATACCAGTTAAGTATATAGAGTTATCTGGGAAAATATTTTTTACATAACCGTCACTATCCCTAATATCCACAGAATCAAATACTTCGAACGATTTACTTAAATCTATTTTACCAACGTGGAAGCTCTCATCTGCTTTTTTAGATATTTCCGATTCAAATTCACTACGTAATCCATTTAATCTCGTATCTAAAGTAGTCTGGATTTGCCCTGAGCTAGGTATATGCATTAATGAAGCGATAGTCCTATTTCCCTCTAGATACCACACGCCTATACCATACTGTGTATCCCCTTTTTCTATCTCTGTTGTATATGTTTTTACATAATTGTTTTTTTTATCTTCCTTATTAATATATGATTCATAAATATATTGAATCTGCGGATGTCCTGTAGTCTCATCGTCAACATTTAAGTAAAATATACCCTCAATCTCTCTCTGTAGTAATTGCGTAACGGTATGTCGTATACCTTTACTTAAATCTTCCTCAGGAACACCTGATTTTCTTATATCTTTCGGTTGTAGTCTATCCGAACTTATACCTCCTTCGCCGATATCACTTTTAAACGCATATCGTTCGTCTGACTCAGATTTTGTATACGATTCCAAACCACCTACCTTATGGTAATCATCACGTGTAATCGACCAGTTAGACCACTCATAATGAGGTCTCCATACTCTTACGCATCTACGTTCGGCAGAATATTCCTCAGTATAACTTTCTTCTAGAAAAGAGAACTCTTGTCTTATTTCTCCATATTCTTCATTCTTTGTAACTAAAAGATATGCATAGTTCCCGTCCGTTAACACGTCCCCGTTAATCATATTCTTTACGATATAACGACCTACAGTCTTGTATGCATCGAGGGGGTTCACAAAATCAGATGCTGACCCATCGTTTGGCGGTTTACTATTGGATGTCCATGTGAATAGTTCTTCTTTAGTTGCGTATATTTCCGCCACATATGTTGTGTCAGCTTTTTTAGATAATTCTTCATCAACATAACTTTTATCAGCTTTTCCTGATAAATCTGGGATTTCCGGTAAATCTCCCTTGTCCATTTTTTTATCAAGTTCTTCGTCTACATACGTTTTATCCGCTTTACCAGAGATATCAGGAATGTCAGACTTGTCTGCTTTTTTAGTTAAATCTGTAACATTTGCTTTATCTTTAAGTAACTTTGTCACCGTATCTTTATCTACTTTATCTAATAAACTAGCAGCTAAATCTTTCTTACTTGCTTTATCTGACATCATTCTATCGATTGCCTCGTTAGAGTATAAGTCTCCTGCTTCTCCGCCATTACCTTTACTTATATCATTTAGAACATCATTATCTATTGTATAGATATTTTTGTAAATATCATTACGTAGTCTGCTGTCCATAATTAGCCTCCTATCTTTAGTATAAAATAAAGAACCACAACTAATGTCATGGTTCTAATGTTACTAATATAGCAGAACTTACCAGCCTTTTTCGAAAATGTCTGGTTTATCTGATGAGCTCATCACATCAACAGCTGTATAATCAAACGCGTTCTCGAATGTTTTCTTGATGTATGGTTCTAGAACGTGCTCCATACCTACCATAGAATAAACAGAACTTTGTGCATAGTGGTCAGGTCCTTTATCCATGATAATTTGATAGATTTGTTTTGTCTTCTCATCCTCCTCATCTCGGATAACCACGTTTTGCCAGTGTTCTAGGTACATCTTCTTCTCGATAGAGTTTTCCATAGGGAACCCTAGTCTACCCATTTTCATATCGGCAATATGCTTTTTGTTTTGTGTTAGTTTGTCAACAGTGACCATATTGCGGTTCTCTGCCCATACAGGTACTATTTGTCCTGTTGAACGTGGGTTAGGGTTAACTTTAACACCATAAGCTACACCTTCACCGAAATGCTGGATAAGCTTGTCTACATAGTTGCCAGAGTCACCAATATCTGCACAAATTATATCTGGCTGATATGGTGTGATTTCGTTAATGATACGGTGTAAATCCGCCTCGATATTTGCTACTCCGCGAGCACGCTCGACAGCAAAGTTTCGAATCAAATCAATTTGTCCGTTGTCTTTAAATCCACGAATGGTTACCCAGTGGAAGTTACCCCAGTCAATTCCAACAGAAATAAATCTGTAGTCTCCGCGGTTCATTAATGCTTTAGGTAAATGTTCTCTACTATTCTTATAAACGTCATCTGGTTGTACCGCTAACGCAACATCTTGGTAAGGGAACCCTAAAACGTAGTTATAGAAATGCTGTTTAGATTCCGCTGCAAGTTCTTTACGCTTTAACATGTCTGCGCTTATCCAGACAGCAGATAACTGAGTAATCATGTATCCTCTGATACCTTGCGTAGGGTGCACACGGTTCGGCATCTTACTTACCCAAATACCATTATACCATCTATCTAAAGGTTTTTTACACTTCTGACAGATATAACGGTAAGTTCCATCTCGGACGGTTTTTGCTAGAATATCAACACCATCTGGATTTAAACATTCTATATTTTTCTCGTAGTCTAGTTCTTGCGTGTATCCACATGAATCACACTTATGCATATATACATGTTGGTCTGATTCCTCGTATAACTTGTGGATGCCATAGTTCGGTATAGTTGGTGTTGACCACCTGCGTAAAATCTTAAAGTTAGATGAAGACATCGACTCTGTAGCAGACTGCAAGGCTGAAGAACCTACGCGGTCGTACTCATCCATGGAGAGAAAGTCGATGTCCACGCCTTCTACCGCTGATGCTTTAGAACTGGAACGGAATAATATGAAACTATTTCTAATTT